CCCATCTCTTCCAAGTGTTGCTCAAGTGTCATGTTAAACATTCTCATTTCCCTTCGGGTGCTGTGTAAAAAACGTGTGTGCCAATGCGACCATCTCGGTGGTAACTTTTGGCCCAATATGGTGATACATAAGTAGTATGATAGTGGGTAGAAGTCAAGCCAAGACGATCACCTTTTAGCACTGACTTAGCTATTGTCTCAGCTATATCAATCGCTTGTCTATCGAAGACATTGCTGTTGTACTTGCGATAGTCATCAGATTTTCCATCGTGGGTGAACGAGAACTGCTTGTGTTGGAAGACAACGGCACAGATTTCGTCGGGCCAACGGGGTGATTCTACCCTAGTCATAACGACCTCAGCAACGGCCCTCTGTCCTTCCAGAGGTTCACTACGGCTCTCAAAGAAGACCGCTGCTGCTAGACACATAAGGGGTGTCATTCGATCTCACTGCCCATAGCAAAGATGTGACGACCGCCAGCCTTCATAGCCAACACACGGTCAAGACAGAAGCTCTTGTACTTGGGCTTCTCACCGTCCTTACCCACGAACATAGGGATCAGGTTATGAGCCTTGAGAACGTCAGCAGCCTTACGACCACGTTCACCACCCACAAGGTATTTCTTTACGTTCAAGCGACCATTGTATGTACGCTCCTCGTTATCTTTAGTTAGGAACTTAACGGTGATGAACTCGTTAGTGTTCTCTGCCAGTACCATGCTTACCATGCGTGTATCTAGTGTCATTGTGCTTACTCCGATTTAGTGTTGATTACATATATAGGCGAATCAGTTAGTGATCTTAGTGTACTTGCATGTTTATCAGCCTGTGCTTTCGACATCAAGGGTAATTTTAGTTGCATTATGATGCCATTTACTTCTGTTGATATTGCGAATTGTGTCATGTTTAGTCCCTCAAGTCTAAGTCTATTGTCATAGTCACTCTAAATTCGTCTGATTCTGATAAAGTAGAAGACATTTTATCTGCCATATCCCAAGCCTTTTCGACGAAACCTTCGCAGGTAAAGTCTTGATAGCCATCAGTGTCAATATGGCAAAATGCTATTTGGTCATCGTTATGATTTCTGAGTGATATTGAGGCTGTCATTGTCATGTTACTTCTCCTTTGTTTATACCTACGTTCCTAATTGATTCGCTCAGGTGTGTCAACCTTAACTGGTGAACCTGACCAAGATTTAACCGACATCCAATCGTAGGTATAATTCTCATTGATGTGATCTAATGCAGCCCAGTATTCTGCTGCTTCCCTTGAGCTTTCGTCCCAGACCCAAACACAAGGGATATTACAGATGCGGAACTTCTCAATCTCACCACAGTGAAACATCATCTCAACATCAGCATCGACCAAGATGTTAGTGTAACGATCAAACGCTTGCTCTTCTGCGTCTTGAAATAGTGCGTTTACTTTTCCCATTAGATTACTACCTTTTCTTCTGTTACAGTTACCTTGTACACCTCAGCACAATCATCGTCAAGAGCGCGTTGTGCATATTCTGTACAATCTTCTAATGTTCCCTCGTGGTATAAAGTTCCATCAAGATATAGTTCATAATATGTCTCACGGATTTCCATCAGCGAATCCCCTTTGCTATATTCTCATACTCTACTACCTCAAGGAGGTCGTCAAGTTTATCGTGGATGTCTTTGAGGCTATCTTTCACACGATCCATGTCATCCTTAGCATCTATTAGATACTCGAATAGGCTGTTGATCTTGTCCTGCTTGGTGACAGACGTATCATACTCTGGTGTGTGGTTGACGTTGATACCACGATCAATGTCGTTCTTATATTCCCCTGCACGGGCTGACGCTTCCTGTGCGTCCTGCATGATTGCCTTTAGTTCTGCTAAGATATTTTCCATTTTAGTTCTCCGTTTCACTGCGTAGCTGTGCTACTATTACTGTTCCAGCGTCACCATCTGCTAGGTGTTGATCCAACATAAAGTAACTCTCTGCGGCATCCTCTGTGCCTACTTGATCCACATATGTGGTTTGATCCCCATCAGGGTAGGTGAGTGTTATAACTTGCACTAGCATATTAGTCTTCTCCTTTATTCCCACGGTGGGGGTTAACTTAGAATCACCGTACATAATTCCCTCGGTGGGGTCAAGAATTATTTCCACTGGTGGGGTCTTAATTTCCACCGGAGGGGGTCACGGTCATTTTCCACTGGAGGGGTCATTTTCCACTGGAGGGGGGTACATCAGTGATCGCTTATATAAACACATGTTTATATTCGAATATTTATATATGTTTATATGCTTATATGTGGATATACTTATGTAAGACCGTATGCAACGGCATACAATGGTATGCAATGGCATACAACGGTATGCAACCAACGGATACAATGGGATGCAACGGCATACAATGGTATGCAACGGCATACAAACGAGTGTGGTATTTTTACAACGTGACATAATTGCAACGTGACATTTTTACAACGAATCTGTCAAGCGGAAAATAGCTCTTGCCGAATCGCTTGTTATTGGATAACGCGCGCGCCCGTTCTATTATAATTAGATTATTTTGGATAAATTGATTTATCGCTTGCAATACCCGGCGAATCGCCTTTAATGGTTTTTAGGCAATGACGCTTAAACTCCGATAAAAGGAACTGACACAATGACACAATTAGATCAAAACATAATCAAAGGGCTTGATGATCAAGTAATCGCGCGAGTCTATAATCGCAAACGCAAGGCCGTTAATAAAACCGCGACATTCATGGAAAGACTCGCCGTTATTCTTGCCAAGTTAACTGGCCTTTTATATTTCGGATTCTTGTGCTTTTGCGTAGGTTACTTTTCAACGCTATATTTTGACGGTCTCTTATTTGAGATTCCCGGCCTTGTGTCATATTGGATTGATTTTGGGAGGACTCAATAATGACTAATTTCAATGGCTATACATCCCGCGCTCAAGTAATTCGTGATTTACGCGCCAAGGGATTCACCTTTTCAACCGCCCTAGGCGCAACGGAATCTAATCCTAAACTGGCAAAAGGCGCAAAGCTTGGAGTCTTGTCTAAACCGCATAATCTCGCACCGGGCAAGGAGTCGGGTAAATGGAATCTATGCTCAAGCGCGAGTCCCGGTTGCCTAATCGCTTGCCTAAATACCGCCGGGAATCCGATATATTTACGCGCCAAACTATCGGCACGGATTCAACGGACTCACGCTTTCATGACAATGCGCAAGGCCTATATCGCTTTAATGGCTTTTGAGCTTGAGTCGCATGAAAGAAAAGCAAAGGCGCTCAATATGATACCGGCATGGCGTCCCAATACCACAAGCGACTTTCCTTTCCAATCGGTTGCGCTAACGGTTAACGGAAAGCCCTATGCAAGCTTGATTCACTATTTTGACGGTATAGAAGCTTACGACTATACAAAGGTTACTAAAAAGGCCCTACAATGGGTAAAGGGCGCATTGCCTAGTAATTATCATATCACATTCAGTAAATCCGAAATTAACGACTCTTGCGTTGATAAGGTACTAGCGGCGGGTGGTAATGTGGCCGTGGTTTTTGAGAAGGTATTGCCCGCGACATATAAAGGCGTCCCGGTTATTAACGGCGATGAATCGGACGTTAGATTCATGGATAAACCGGGAGTCGTGGTAGGGCTTAAGGCCAAAGGGGAAGCCAAGGCGGACTCTAGCGGTTTTGTGGTACGGGAAAGGGAGTCGGTGTAATGAATAGCTATTTAAACCATCAAGTCGAATGTGACCTATGTGACGCCCTATATGACATACGACTCGAAGGGGCTAACACTGAATGCGGCGCTTGTGTGTGTGGCGCTTGTGCTGACCAGCACGTTACCTTTCGCCACATAGGCGATGAATGTTTCACCTATCTAAATGAGGAGTCACTGTAATGGATAAGGTCCAAGATAAGCTAAACACGTTAGCAGCCGACTGGGGATATCAAAGCCCCTTGGATATGCTGGAGTCTGTTGGACTGTTAGCAGCCCCTGCAATTTGTATGAATGAGGATTGCGACTATACAACAGATATTGAGCCGGATAACGCAAGGGGCTGGTGCGAGTGCTGCGAGACTCGAACGGTTGCAAGCGCCCTACTGTTGGCGGGGTATATATGATGGAATGGCGAGTCTATGTTATCGCTTGCGGCAATCGCCAATGGTATCACGCAATGGCTAGTAAATCAGAGGCATTGAATAAACTAGCGGTATTAGAGCGGCGGCACGATTCGCGCTATCAATTTGAGATAGAGCCGGTGACATTCTAACGCCTTATTTCGGACACAATTAAGACACAATTAGGCTGGCCTTAGTGCTGGCCTTTTTGTCGTTGTGCCAATGGGATAGCATTAATTGAACGGGCGTTCAGTTAGCCAATGGGGTATAATGTTACCACAAGAATCACTAGCGGGAAGTGGGCGAATCGCCTATCCTCTGTCAAGTTTTTCTTTTGTCAACTCACGTTTTATTGCAGTTTTACACGTTTTTGTAACATTCGGTAAACTTTCGCTTGGGACCCTTGACATTACGAGCGAATCATGCTCGGTGGGGCGTTAACCCTACATGAATCCAAAACCAAAAATTACTTTCGCCCTACCCACCACGTTCAAACGGGCGTTATATCTGGAGTACCCACCAAGGTACATATCGGCGGTAATCCGCTTACGTCATCACGAATTGTTACAAAACGGTAATAATACTCACGAAAACACGACAAAAAAGAGAAAATACTTTCGTTATAAAACAAACGATTGTAAAATAGTTGACAAAAAGTGAAAATAATGTGTTACAAATCCTAAAAAATATCCCTATAGTAATATGAGAGAGAGAGTAACTTAAGTTTTAACGTAAATTATTACCACTACGATTTATACTACTAAGCTATATAACGTAAGTCATAACTATAGTTACTCCCCTCAAGAATCACTCCTACAAGTTGAACCAAGAAGTATGAAATCATAGTATAACTTAAGTTCCAAAGTTCTTGCCGATTGACTGTAGGTAGTGATATCGACTACCCACTTAAGTTACCCTAATCTTGTCGTTAATAGCCCGTAGGGCGGAGACTGTCGTTATGATCCCAGCACTACCCTACAGTAAATTAGTAGAGAAGCACATCTTGGAATGTATCCAAGGTGGCATAGGTATTCGTCAAATGATTGCCTCAATGCAACACCTACAGGATGCCCCAAAGTCTTTATCCACTATGTACAAAATCTATGGGTCGTTCATTGAGATGGAACGAGCGAAGATCAATGGTGCTGTCGGTAAGAAGGTCATAGACCAAGCCTTAGATGGTGACTTTAAATCACAAGAGTTGTTCCTACGATCTAAGGGTGGCTGGAGTCCAACTCAGACTAACATTGAAGTTGAACAAGAGACTGACCCCGAACTAGACGAGAGTGCTACCGATACACTCATGTCGCTACTTGGATACAACACTGATGCCACCGAAGAAGAAACAACCTGTTCCTGTGAGGAAGATAACTGCCGATGCTCTTAGGGGATTACCCAAGAGTAAAGTTAAGGACATCTTCGATCAGCTAGGGCCACAGAAGACTGAGGAACTTAAGCATGACTGGATGTTTTGGGCGAGGGATAACCAACTTGAGCCTAGTGATCCCGATTGGAATGTTTGGTTTATTAATGCAGGTCGTGGATTTGGTAAAACTCGCTCTGGTG